TACCAGACGGGTTTAACCCTACTGTAGGCGGCAACCTTTGGCTGAATGGACTTAAATCAATACCAGACGGGTTTAACCCTACTGTAGGCGGCAACCTTTGGCTGAATGGACTTAAAACAATACCAGACGGGTTTAACCCTACTGTAGGCGGTGACCTTTGGCTGAATGGACTTAAATCAAATTTCAAAAGGCTATCAGTTGGGTATAATATTGAAAAAAGGTATTTATATGCAGATGGTATTTTAACACATATTAAAAATGTTAAAAATATAAATGGATATGTCTATTTTATAGGTGTAATTAAAGGAAAAAATGTTGTTACAGATGGTGTTAATTATGCGCATTGCAAAAGTCTAAGGCAAGGAATTACAGATTTAATTTTTAAGAAAGCAACAAATCGTGATATAGGACAATACAAGGTATATAATTTAGATTCTGTTTTGAAATATAATGAGATGGTTGTTATGTATAGAATGATTACAGGTGCTTGCTCACAAGGAATAGAGAATTTCGTATCCAAGCTGCCTGAAATAAAAGAGGAATATGCAGTAAATGAAGTTATACAATTGACTTATGGATATTATGGGCATGATGTATTTAAAACGTTTTTTATTTAATAATAACTAACCGGCGCATAGAAATCAAATAAGGGAGGGAATGCCATGGAGAAGCAATTACACGAAATTATAATTAACGGAGGGGCGTACAAGACTTATGACTTGCACGAATTTATGTTAGCATACGTAGAATACGGAAAAAGCAATACTAAAGAAGCACAGGACGGGGAATACAAAAAAGATGTTTTGGGTGAAGAATTAACACTGAAAGAAGCAACAGCCATTAATAAAAGAAATGAAGCATTAAAAAAGCTGCATGATGTACAAGTTACTGAAAGTGAAGAAAGTAATGCAGGATTCCCGGTTGATGGAATTAAAAAAAATAAAAAAACTTTTTAAAAAATGCTTGACAGTTGGCTAGCAATAAGTTATACTATAATCAGAGGATAGGACAAGCGGACGGACACAGGCAGACCTCAAAGAGCGAGCTTTAGCAACAAGGCCGAAGTCCTACCCTCTAAAAACAAAGCTAAGGGGGAGAATAAAATGTTAAAATGTTATTATTGCAGAGAGACTTGCCAAAGCACTAAAGAGGAATGGTACACAGTTGATTTAGGTATTAACACTGTAATTGATGTTCCGGTATGTGCAGGGTGCTTAGATGAAGCTTATAGGGGCTTATATCATAACTATAGGCTAAGGTCAACTAAAGTTCTTGCTTGGATGAATGACGAGACTATAGGTTCATGGCTGGAAAATAGTATAATCCGGTATGAAGTAGAGTTTGATGATTTAGACGTTGACTGTGACGAGTATCAAAACCAGATAGAAGAATGGGAAGCGGAAAACAGAGGGCTGGTATATAGCTACGAGGGGGAGTAAATCCCCCTTTTTAACTATAATAAATATAATAATATCTTTAGAGTAGTAGTAGTAGGGGTTGTGGATAATGTGGATAACTTATTCAAAGCCTTGTAATTACAAGATTTAACCTGTGGATAACTCTGTGGATAACTGGTAAATATCTGTGGATAACTCTGTGGATAAGTGGTAAATATCTGTGGATAACTCTGAATGAAAAGGTGGGATTATATGAATGCATTTGAAGGTATGAAAACGATTAACGAAATAGAAAATGAAACAGGCATTAAGCGCAAAACTTTACTATGGCGGCTAAAATCTAAAAACTGGTCAATGATAGAGGGTGCGGACTATATCATGGTCGGTAAAAAACCTACTACATTGCTTAGTGAAAAAGGGGTAGAAAAAATAATAAAAAAATATAAATAAGCTATTGACATCTAGCCATATGGATGCTAAGGACAAGCGGAAAGTAAATAATGAGGGGGCAAGGCAATGTGATTAAAAGTATATTTATAAATATACTTACAACACTGGTTATTTTTGGTATAATATTCCTGCCTATTTTAATAATGGCAATAAAATGAGCAGGAGATGATTTCTTGATTAAACCAATATTAATACTGTTTGCGGTAGCGTGTTATCTTGCGCCATTGCAAGTAGAAGCATTGACAGATGATTTTTATGATTATAGACAGATGCAAAAAGAAGAAGTAATAGAGCCTGAAAGAACTTTTACAGAGCAGGATGTAAACTTACTGGCCAGAGTATTGTGGGCCGAAGCTAGGGGGGAGTGCAGGGAAGGGCAGTTGATGGTGGCACAAACAATACTTGATAGAATGAATTATGGTGAATGGGGGAATACCTTAGAATCAGTGGTATTTGCAAGCGGACAGTTTGTAGTGGGAAGGTATGTTAACGATTACTTACTAGAAGTAGCAAGGGCTGCGCTAAACGGTGAGCGATATAACGAAAATGCTATAATATTCCATTTTCGTATGACTGCAAGCATGTGTGATTGGTGGTCTCCAAGACTGGGCAGGATAGGGGCGCACACTTATTACGGTTGGGAAAGATAAAGAATATAAGGAGGATAAATTATGACAGGACTAAACATAGAAATAGTTACGATGAAAACGTTATGCCATTTATGTTTTTTGCACCTTCGAAATACTACTAAAAATAGTATAAGGGCATTGTCAGAGCCGCGTAGTCCGCAACGCTGTGAAGGGTGTAACAGGCTTATAAGGGTAAAAGCTTATGAGATTATAGAAAAAGGTGTCAGAATAAGTGAGGTTGCGGATTATTAAATCATAAGGGGGAGAGATAAACCATGTCAGAATTAACTGTTATGACTCATTCAAGTATAATTGATAGTATTGATTTACATGCTATCCAAGAAACTATGAAAAAAATAAGAACTTTTCAATCATTAATACATCAATCATTAGTTCAAGACTTAGATTATGGGGTTATACCGGGCGTAAATAAGCCGACGCTTTATAAGCCGGGCGGCGAGAAAATATGTATGCTTTTGGGTATTAATCCCGTGTATGAAATAATCTTGAGCACAGAAGATTTCAAGGCTGACTTTTTTTCTTATAATATAAGGTGTACACTTTATAAGAATGATAGACCATACTCTCAAGGAATAGGCTCTTGTAATAGTAAGGAAAAAAAATATCGTTACATAAACGTTCCGGAGTTGCCTAGAGGCTATGCCGGTAGTTATGAGGAAGTGGCAACTCGTTACGGCGAGATACGCTACAAGATAGAGAATAACGATATATGCAGTTTAGTTAATACTATCTTAAAGATGGCTAAGAAAAGAGCGTTTATAGATGCCGTTTTGCAAGTTGCAAGCCTTTCAGAAATTTTTACTCAAGATGTAGAGGATATGAAAGAGTTCATCAAGGAAGAACAAAGAGAAGCGGTTGATTCAATGACACCAACGCAAGCGGGGAACATAAAGCTTAATTTTGGGAAACATAAAGGTGAAACACTAAGAGAGGTATTTAAGAATAATAATGGGTATATTGAATGGCTGCTAAAGTCTGATAGAACTGCTCCTAATATTAAAAAAGCCTGTGAAATGCTACTGGAAGCTTATGAGGCTAATAAAAAAGTTAAAAAAGCAGAAGCAGAAGCAGAGATCAAAGCTGAGCAAGAGCCTGAATCTGATTCACAAGCAAATGGGGATATGTTATTAGCAATATCAGAGTCTATAGAGATGGAATCTGAGGATTTGCCATTCTGAGGCTAATAAAACGCCCTCTAAGCGATTTTATGTCTTGGTAGCAGTATTCTCTGGCTTTGTGATATAAACCGCTTAGAGGGGCAAAATTTTATCATTCAGAGTTGTAGTGGCTAAGGGGGGAGAAAAAATGATTTATATTACAGGCATTGGAAATGCTATTGAAAAAAGGATATCACAAGAATTAATAGAGGAGGGAATTTTACCGAACTTAGACGGGTATCATTATTTACTAGCTGCTATAAAATTTGTGGTTGAAAGCAGTGATAAATTATTAAGCATGAAAATAATTAATAAATTTGTAGCATTGGAATATGATACTATCCCGTCAAGGGTTGAACGCTCAACGCGTCATGCTAAAAGCAAAAGTAAGCTAGAGCATTTAACTAATAGTGAGATTATAGCTTTGATTGCTGAAAAAGTACGGCTGGAATAGCTTAAAATGCAATATGAGGAGGGCAAAAAGTGTCAGAAGGTGATAATGTAATATATGGGATTCGCAATAAAATAGTGTGTTCTCTTTATCCTTGCAATGAAATGTGTGAAATTTGCGGTATGCCTGTATCAGATGATTATAGAGATGAGAACTATTATTATATCATACTAAAGCAAGATTTTCAGGGGTTTAGCCAAAGCGAAAAAAAGTATAAAGTATGCCCAATCTGTATGAGAGAAGTTTACGAAATGATAAGTGATAAATTAAAAGAATGGAGGAATTTATGAAGCCTTATATCGAAAAGAGAGCTGTCGAAGTGGCAACCTATATAGTGTCAAGTAATTGCACTGTACGGCAGGCGGCTAAAAAATTCGGTTACTCCAAGTCAGGTGTTCATAAAGATATGACCGAAAGATTACCGGACGTTAACAAAGATTTAGCCGATTCTGTCAGAACTGTGTTGAATACTAATAAAGCTGATAGAGCTAGACGGGGAGGGGTAGCTTTAAAAGTTAAAAGAGATAAAAAGTAAGAGAAATAAAGTATAAAAGCTAAGGTGGAGTTCAGTATAGTACGGTTTGGGTTAAGTATAGTGCAGTTATAGTAACGTAACGTATTGTTTAGTAATGTGATGTTTGGTATGGGTAATGTGCTGTATGGTAAGGTTTAGGCTTAGTAAAGTGGGGTCTAGTAATGTATTGGTAAGGTAAAGTACCGTATGGTGAAGTTTAACCTAAGTTTGGTATAATTGAGAAAATAAAAATCTAAGGGGGATTAATTTATGAAAATTTTAAAATGCAAAGCAACATTGATTACTGATATGCTGGGTACATTTGCTAATGACCCGAAAATCCATGATGAGTATATCGCAAGCCTTGCGCCGGACGCGCTTACAAGAGCAGAAGAGGTAGCTTCTATAGGAGTTGATGCTGAAATTGAGAAGTCCAAAACAGTGTTTCCGCGTATGGATGGTACACCGAACGGTCAACCGGCAATATTTGATTATCAGATTAAAGGGTTTATGAAAGAAGCAGCTAAGGCACTTGCCAGAATTTCAGGTAGTGACATTTCTAAAACGAAAGCGTATATTAAGATTATTAATGAATTGATGTTTATTTATAATCATGATGGCGGGCGTAAAATACCGATTAATTATGATGGTGCAGAGAATGGAGAGGTTGGTAATTTACAGAGGCCGTTAAGAGGGCAGACAGCACAGGGTGAGCGCATAACATTAGCAAATAGCGAAGTGGTTCCGGCGGGTGCAGTTTTTGAGTTTGAGCTTCATTTATTAGAGCCGAAACATGAAAAACTTGTGCATGAAATAATGGACTATGCAAAGTATAAAGGCTTCTTGCAATGGCGTAATTCCGGGGCTGGCCGCGCAAATATAACTATAGCATAATAGTATTGTATGGCCTTGTTACGTAAAGTAATAGTTTAGTGTCGTGAGGTGCTGTAAAGTAAAGTTTAGGTAAAGGGGGATTAATTTATGAAAATCTTAAAATGCAAAGCAACATTGATTACTGGCATGGATGGTACACCGTACGGTCAACCTGCAATATTTGATTATCAAATTAAAGGCTTTATGAAAGAAGCAGCAAAAGCACTTGCTAGAATTTCAGGTAGTGACATTTCTAAAACGAAAGCGTATGTTAAGATTATTAATGAATTGATGTTTATTTATAATCATGATGGCGGGCGTAAAATACCGATGGGTGCCACGTTTGAGTTTGAGCTTCATTTATTAGAGCCGAAGTATGAAATAATGGAAATAGTATTGTATGGCCTTGTTATGTAAAGTAATGGTAAGGTGATGTGAGGTCGGGTAATGTAAAGTAATGGTAAGGTGATGTGAGGTCGGGTAATGTAAGGTCGGGTAATATGGAGTTAAGTTGGGTATTGGTTGGGTAGAGTCGGGTGGCGTAGTGTAGTGGTATAGTAGTGTAGTGGTATAGTAGTGTCTTATGACGTTTAGGTATAGTGAAGTATCGCAGTGCTATAGTTTGGTAAGGTGTTGCGGAGTGGTGATTAGTGCTGGTATGGTAACGTGCCGTGGGGACGGGTTTCGTTATGGTTTAGTAAGGCATGGCATAGTGCCGTTCTGTAATGGTTATGTGTTGTGCGGTTGGGCTGAGGCAAAGTATGGTAGAGATTTGCTTTGTTATGGTAAAGTAGGGTGGGGTGTAGTACGATGTCGTGGTGTAATGCAATGGTAATGTAGCGTAGTTTAAAATAACGTTTGGTGATGCAAGATAATTAAATCACACTGTTCTATAGCCATTTGCAACCGTTGGCACTTATGTCACTCCTGTAGTGTGGGGAGCTTAATGGGCGGTTGCAAAATTATTTTACAAAAGCTACAGGGTTAAGTGTTCGTCAAGTTAGAACTGCACTTGACAAGTTGAAAATCAGCAGCGTGAGGATTATAGTGAAAGCTAAATGACAAGCTGAGTGACAAACAAATGGCAAACAAATTCCTTTATTAATAAAAATGCTTGAAGAAACTTTATCGGAAAGTTTAGAAAAATAATGGTTGACACTTGTTTTTGTTCTATACTATAATTATGAAAAGAAAGGGGGATTATGAATGAATGTAAAAGCATCAAGAAAAGAGAAAAATATAACTCAAAGGGAACTTGCAAGATTATGTAATGTATCAGTGGTAACTATTCAAAACTGGGAAGCCGGTATAGCTACACCAAAAGAAGAAAATTTAGAATTATTAAAAAAGATTTTAGGCATTACAAGGGTGGTGTAGCTGTTGGCGAATCCTCAAAAAGAAAATGGGTACACTGCAATTGCAAATGAGATACTTGATAATGTTATGAAATTAAAATTAAACGGTACACAGTTTAAAATAATAATGTGTGTTTGGCGGTATACTTATGGGTTTAATCGTAAAGCTCATAACATGTCAGAGTCTTTTATATCTAAGGCAATTAATGTAGCAAAGCCGCATGTAAACCGCGAAATAAAAGTATTGTTTGAACGAAACATTTTGATTTATGAAACTAAGCCATCATTTACTCAAGCTGCAAGTATTTCATTTAATAAAAATTATGATAAATGGGTACCTGTTACCATAATAGCACCTGTTACCATAATAGCATCTGTTACCGAATTAGGTACTACATCTGTTACCGAATTAGGTACTACACCTGTTACCGAATTAGGTAGCACACCTGTTACCGAATTAGGTAACCAAGAAAGAAAGATTAAAGACAATATTAAAAAAAGTAGTAGTAGTAGTAGTAGTGCATTAAAAAATATTCAAGACTACTACCAAAAATATATAGGTAATTTTTTGAGTACTACAGCAGGCCAGGCTATCATTGATTATTTAGATAATGGCGTTGAGGAATCTTTAATTCTTAGAATAATTGATTATGCTGTTGATAGTGGTCAAGAAAAAATGAAGTGGAATTATATTAACAAGACTATTAATTACTTGTTCCTCGAAGGGATTACAACTCTTGAGCAGTATGAAAAGCAACGGTCAAGCCGTAACGGGCCAAAACAGGTCAAAAGGGGTAATAGCATTGATAATCTTGGTTACATAGATTTAGATAAGCTTGCGGAGGAAAGAAGGATTAAGTATGGTTTATGATAATAAGCCCGCATATGATAATGATTTAGAACAAGCTATAATCTCTGCTATTTTGCTTGATAAGCAAGCCATGAAAGTAATAGCGGATATACTGGAGCCGGCTGACTTCTATTATCCTGCTAATGCTGAAATATTTGCCGGGATGATGCAGATTAACCAAGATGGCCGTGAGATTGATTTTGTAACCCTTAAGCGCATATTGATTGAGCGTGGCAGCTTTGATAGTATTGGCGGCAGTGACTATCTCTTGACTATTACAGGTCATGTTTCAACGTCTGTATTTATCAAGCAGCACACAGAAGAGCTTAAACGGCTGTCAGAATCCCGGCGTATTACTAAGCTGATAACAGACTTGATTAATAAACCTGAGCTGCTAACCGTGGAAGATTTAGACGATAGCCTTAATAAAGCTAAGGAAAAGCGGTATATAAAGTCCTATGCTGACAAAGCTATGGAGAGCTTGACACAGTATAAGCTAACTTTACGGGAGAAAAAAGAGCGTGTATACACCGGGCTGAAAGCACTGGATAATATAACAGGCGGGATAAGAAAGCCAAGCGTTTTTATGATAGGTGCGTACCCGTCTGTAGGTAAAACGGCTTTTGCTTTAAATATTGCTGCTTATCAAGAAACTCCTGTCGCATTTTTCAGCCTTGAAATGTCAAACGATATGATTTATGAGCGGATGGCCGCCGCTGATTTGAAAATTGATTACAGTGAATTTATGCTGCAAAAGTTATCAGAATCACAGTATAATGCTGTTGAAGCGTATACCGGAATTTTGAGTGAAAAAAAGTTTTATGTGTTTGACGACATTTACTTTGTCGAACAACAAGCTAATATAATAGCCGATATAAAGCCTCAGTTAGTAGTTGTTGACTATATCCAAAAGGTTAAGACCCATAGGAAGAACGACGGGCGGAGGCATGAAATAGACTATATATCAGGCATGTATAAGCAGATAGCGAAGCAAAATAACTGTGTAGTACTGTTACTTTCGCAGCTGTCAAGGGGAGCGGGTAATAACAATCCTACAATGTCCAGCCTGAAAGAAAGCGGCGCGTTGGAGGCCGACGGCGATTATATCGGAATTTTGCATAGGCCGTATGTTTTGAACAAAGAAAACCCGGAAGAAAACAGGCCGGAGGATGGGTATATCTTACTTGATAAAAATAAATTCGGTAACACAGGGCTGAAAAAGTTATATTTTTCCGGCAAATATCAAAGATTTTATGAAACTTATGATGATTCAGTAAAGCATAGACCTAAACAGGTTAAGGATAAACTGTCAATTGCGGATATAGGCGAAGAAACCGGGGAGGTAATGCCATGGGAGGAGTAGACTACGAAAAAGAGTATAAAGACCGTATAAAAATTATCTTTTCAAAAGCCTTTGTTTATCTTGACAGGTATAAGCATATACGGGCAGAGGATGATTGGCGGGAAGCATTAAAAGATTTGGAAGAACCTACCGACCCGTTGGAGAAAGAATTGTTTATAGCGGTGGTTAATGAGCTGGAGAGGGAGTATAAATCACAGAGTACCGTTTAAACGTCAAAATAAAGCCCGCAGAGCGATTTAAAAAGAAAAGAGATAGCAAGGGTTAACTAAAGCATGAAATAGCTTAGAACGCAAAATAAGCACATTTTAAAAAGGGGGAGGCGCATGGCATGAAATGCAGGGATAAAATTAAAAAAATATGCGGGTTTTTAGGAGATACTTATGAGACTCCATGCCAGAATGAAAAGGTTGCTGATTTTATGGATTTAAAAGCGCCGGGATGGTGTCAGCGTAATTGTTGGAACCGTAGTGACAGAAATTGCTGGTTTAAATTGTTTGAGCTGCTGTTTAAAGAGGATGCCGCTGAATGATAAAATTTTGCCTCTCTAAGCGGTTTAAATTATAAAGTCGAAGAATACTATTACCGAAACATTAAAACGCTTGGAGAGGCAAAACAACGATAAAACGACTAGGCCGGTGCTTGTGAGTTTCAGGAGGGGGGAGATAATGTTAACGCATTTTTCATTATTTAGCGGAATAGGCGGTATTGATTTAGCCGCCGAATGGGCGGGCTTTGAAACGGTGGGACAGTGTGAGTATGCTGATTATCCTACAAAAGTCTTAGAAAAACATTGGCCGAAAGTGCCGAGATGGAGGGATATAAGCAATGTTTCAGCAGAAGAATTTAAGCAGCGGACAGGCATTAAAAACCTCACACTTATCAGCGCGGGTTTCCCTTGCCAACCTCACAGCACTTCTGGAAAACGCAAGGGGTCTGGTGATGAGCGTGATATGTGGGGCGAACTGCGGCGTGTCATTGGCGAAATTAAACCAAGATGGTTTTTGGGAGAAAATGTTAGGGGATTATTGTCAAGTGAAGATGGACGGTTTTTGGGAAAAATATTATCCGACCTGGCCCTTATGGGGTATAATGTCGGATGGTGTTGCTATGGAGCTGATAGGGTTGGAGCAATTCACCAAAGAAAAAGGGTTTTTATTGTGGCCTACGCCGATGGCAAGCGATGCATTTGCATGGAAAAAGAATTGCAGGACAAATGTCCAATATTCGATATATCAACGTTACAAGAATGGAGGTCAGATACGCACGATTTATTCAATGCTTTGGAGCGGGATTTCTCCAAGCCAATCAGCGGAGTACATAGAAATGATGATGGGATTCCCGAAGGGTTGGACAGACTTAAATGCTTAGGCAATGCTGTAGTACCGCAGCAGGTATATCCGGTTTTAAAGGCTATATCAGAAATTGAAAGGAATAGTAAGGGGGATAACTAATGATAAACCTTGGTAATTTAAACTTGACCAGCCAGCCAAAGAAAGAAAAGAAAGCATACTCACAGGAAAATAACGAAAGAAGTACTTATAAGGCTACTTTATGCTGGGACTGTCAGAACGCTTATGCGAATAAATGTTCTTGGTTTGTTAATTATACACCCGTTGATGGCTGGACGGCTAAACAGACCTTTATAAACTATAAGGGCAAGAATAGTGAGGAATTAACTTCTTATTTGGTTATGAATTGTCCGAACTTTATAGCAGATGTGCCAAGGAAAGCAAAAAAGGGAGGGAAATTAGATGTATGATGATGAATACTTAATATGTCCGTATTGTGAAAGTGAGCAAGAAAGTTATTGTCATGGAATGGAATCAGAAAGTTATAAATCTAGCCTGATATGCGAATATTGTAACGAAAAGTTCAATTATTTTGCTGATGTGTGTGTAACTTATAAAAGTGAACCGATTGAAGAGGTACTAAAAGAATATAAAGATGTATACTGGAGACGCGTTAGAGGTAATAAGCGGAATAAAGAGGTTATAAAAAATCCCGACCTTGCTAAAAAGCAGAAAGCTTTTGGTAAACGGGTAGAGAAGGATGGCTTTGTTTTCTTTAAAAGTCAACGCGGAGGTATAACAGAAAGTATAACAGGTGTTTATCTATGTGAATTTAGCAGATTAAAATCTTATCTTGCAATGAATCATCAACAAGTAACTGATTTTATAGAAAAATATAAGCCGGTTGAGGAGCTGGAGGAGTTGATTGAGGATTGAGTAAACTCAAGCGGTTATACCCGCTCGAAAGTGAAGAGCAGCAAACAGTTTTTGAGTGGGCAATGATTCATGAGAGAAAATACCCTGAATTAGCATGGTTGTTACATGTACCTAATGGCGGGCTCAGAAATGTTGTTGTAGCGGCAAGGCTTAAAGCACAAGGTACTAGGAAAGGGTTTCCTGACATTATGCTTCCGGTTGCGCGGTATGGATATAACTCTCTTGCTATTGAGCTAAAGCGCCAAAAAAAGGTTAAAAGTACAATATCAAAAGACCAAAAGGAATGGATAGATTTTTTAAATTCTGCCGGATGGTATGCAGTTGTATGTTATGGTGCAGAGGAGGCTATAAAGATATTGAAATGGTACTTGGCGGAAACGCCGGAGGAGCTTGACTATTAAAGAGGAGGAAAATCAATGATAAAAAAAGGTATCGTTATGGCGAGCCTTTATTCAGAAGAAGAGCTTGATTCAGAAGAAGAGCTTGATCCAGAAGAAGAGCTTGATTCAGAAGAAGAGCTTGTTTCTACTATAACATTTCCTATTGATGAAAACTGGACAATTAAGGATATAAATGCTATGGTTGAGGAGCTTGCACTTTCAGAATCAAAGCAGGTATCTCAACATATAAGCTGGAGGCAATGGAAATTGATTAAGGCTGTCCCGGGGCATACAGCTATGTTATTGGAAATCGCATATAGGGTATATGAAGACAGATGCAAGAAAGGGTGAAATATTTTGAAAAAAGCAAAATGGGCCGTTATAGGGTTAATAGCAGGGCTGGCCGCTATAGCAGTAAGCATAACAGCTATAGTTCAAGATGGCAATATTCCTTTAATGATAATAACTTTAAGCGCTGGTGTAACTGGAGCTTGCTTGAACTGCTATGAGCTTGGTAAATCTATGAAGAAGGGAGAGGGCAAATAATGAAATCACCTGAATATTGTTCTTATTGCGGAGGGGCTATCAGAGAAGAAGAATGGCGTAGATTAATTAATTATGGTAAAGAGCGGTGTAAAATTGAATGCCGGCGATGCTATGAATTTGATAAGGAATTTGATAAGGATAGGCTTGATAATGAATACTTAGCTTAGAATACTGGGAAGAATATCTGAAAAAAAAACAAAAAAACTTATAAAAGCTTGACTTTTAGTAAAGCTCATGATATCTTATAGATATCTCTCCTTGTATTAGTCAAACTTCTATCGTCCTTCTGTAAAGGGCAAGAGCCTAGTATGCTTAATTGTATCTAGGCTTTTGTTCTATACATGTGAATCTTAAAGGGGGAACTTATGGAAATAATCAATGTTAAGATAACGGATTTAAAGCCCTATGAAAATAACCCGCGCAGAAACAACCATGCTGTTGAGTATGTGGCTAATAGTATTAAAGAGTTTGGCTTCAAAGTACCTATCGTAATTGATAATAATAACGTCATTATAGCAGGCCATACACGCTATAAGGCGGCGTTATTGCTTAACCTTGATGCTATCCCTTGCTTATACGCCAACGACCTCACAGAGGCGCAAATAAAGGCTTATAGGCTTGCTGATAATAAGACAGCTGAAATTGCTGAATGGGATATTGAGGCTCTTGATATAGAGCTGGAAGAAATAACACTTGACATGACAGAGTTTGGGTTTGACTTGGATATTATTGACCCGGTATATGACGAAAGTAGCGGTATAAATGATAATGAAAAAGAAAAAACATTGCAAAAATGCCCTGAATGCGGTCATATAAACGAGAAAAGAGCGTTTCAAATTTATGAAAGTTAAACCACCTACTACAGCGCTTCATGCTTCAATCCCTTACATGGGTTCAAAACGAGATATTGCCTATAGCCTCATAATAGCAATGCATCAAAAGAAACCTCAGGCAACCGTTTTTTTTGATTTGTTCGGCGGCGGCGGGGCAATGTCTTTTATGGCTTTGCAGTTCGGTTATAAGGTAGTATATAACGAAATAAACACCGGATTATATAATTTAATTAAGTTCTTGCAATATAACAAAATTCCGGATGAATGGTGGCAATGGGTAAGCCGTGAAAAGTTCTTTATGTGTTTAGGCAAAACGGATGCTTATTCGCAGTATGTTTCAAGTATATGGAGTTTTGGTAATAATGGCAGAACTTACATTTTCGGTGAAAAAGCCGAAGGATTAAAAAGACTGGGGCATGAATATGTTGTAAATTCGTGTGAAGAATCAAGGCAAAAAATAAACAAACAATTAAACATAAACTTGCCGGAAATTGAAACAACTGATAAAAAAGTCAGGCGTATAATAATGCTAAAGCACATTAATAGTGAGAAAACAAAACAAAACGCTAAACAACTTCGAAAGCTTCAACAGCTTCAACAGCTTGAACAGCTTGAACGGCTTCAACGGCTTGAACAGCTTGAACAGCTTGAACGGCTTGAACGGCTTGAACGGCTTGAACTTACTAATCTTTCGTACTTAGATGTAAATGTCAATACAAAAATAGAAGATACTATAATTTATTGTGACCCACCTTACAAAAATACAGAAAAATACAATAAACGTACAAAAGGTGCAGGATATAGCTTTAGTCATAGAGAACTAGATGAATGGTTTAAACAAATACCATATACTGCCTTTATGAGTGAATATGATTCACCGCATACATGCATCTTTACCATTGATAAAAGAAGCTTGTATAGTTCAACAAATAACAGCACGGTGAAGAAAGAAAGGCTATATTGGAACAATAAATAGCTGCTTTGCAAAGAGGTGAGCAAGTAAATGCCACGCACTCAACGAATATCACCAACCAAAAGAATTCAAATAATGGCTGATTATGTGGAGTTGCAAAATTACACAAAAGTGGCTAAAATACACGGCGTAAGTGATATGTCAGTAAGGCGTATTGTTGAGGAAGATGATGAGCTGTTGACCAAAATTGAAGAAAAAAAGGTCGCTGTAGAGCATACAATTCTTGACAAAATGGAGCAGCAGCATAACAACATTTATAACGTGTATAAGTTAGGTATAGCGCGGATTTATGAAATAATACCCAAAACAACAGACCCGCAACGAATTGCCACCGCGCTCGGTATACTAATAGATAAACAGACTAAACTAATGGACTATAGACTTAAAGAACGTGAAATTATGCTTAAAGAACGTGAAAGCGCTTCTAATTTTGATTATGAACTCAAATACACCGGGATACCAATTACGTCCATCGGTAAATCGTTCTATGATATCAACCGTGATATAGACTCGAATAAATATACTTATTATGATTTCAGGGGCGGCCGTGGCAGTTTAAAAAGCTCATATTGTGGTATAAAGCTGGTTGACCGGATTATGAAGGATGAGACTATTTGCGCTTTGGCTGTCAGGCAGATAAAAGACACTTTAAAGGATAGCTGTTTTGCACAAATTATATGGGCGATTGATGAGCTGGGTTTAACCGAGGAATTTCATATAACTAAAAGCCCTATGGAGATTCGCCGGCGTAAAACCGGTCAAACTATCTATTTTAGGGGTGGGGATGAACCATTAAAGATAAAGTCTATCCGGCCGCCTAAAGACCAGTATATAGGCGTTATATGGCTGGAGGAGAAAGACCAGCTCCGGGGAACAGAGGCTATTCGCTCTATATATCAGTCAGCTATGCGCGGCGGCGAGAACACTATTGTATTTAGTTCGTATAATACCCCTAGAAGCCAACAGCATTTTGTAAACGTAGAAGCGCATGAGGATAACCCCAAACGCGTTATACATCATAGTTATTATTATGACGCACCGCCTGAATGGTTAGGGCAGCCATTTATTGACTTGGCAAACCAAACGAAAGCCTCTAACGAACGCACGTTCAGGCATGAATATTTAGGTGAGGCCACTGGCACAGGCGGTACTATATTCGAGAACCTTACCGACCGAACTATTACGGATGACGAAATTAAATCCTTTGATACTATTAGACAGGGTATTGACTTTGGCTTTGCAGTTGATGCGGCTGCATGGGGCGAAATGCATTTTGACCGTAAGCACCGTAAGCTTTATATCTTTAATGAGATATATGAAACTAAATTGACAGATGAACGGTTTGCGAACAAAATCAAGAAAAAGCGTGTTAATAGTAGTATTATAACTGCTGATTCAGCAGAGCCAAAAAGTATAGCAATGATGAATAGTTTGGGGTTAAGGGTATACGGCGCTAAAAAAGGTCCGGATAGCCGGGATTATGGCTATAAGTTCCTTCAATCCTTGAACGGGATTATAATAGACAAAAAACGTTGTCCGAACGCTTATCGTGAGTTTGTTAATTCTGAATATGCCGTTGATAAGTACGGTAACTATATCTCTGAATATCCTGACAAAGATAATCACTATGTCGATTGTGTTAGGTATGCAGTAGAAAAAGATATGCTTGAGCAGCGTATAGGGATATCGAACAAAATTTTAATCCGGTAGAGGTGCAAATAAAATGATACAACTAAGGCGCTCATATTTTGAGGAAATAGACGAGGACAAAATAGGTGAATTATTTGAGCTTATTGCGCCATATATCCAAGGCCGGCGGGAACGCTATAAGTTCTATAGCCGTAAGGAAAACCCAGCTGAGCTTATGCAGGCCCGCAACGATATCCTTATGAGCTGGGAACGGTATATAACAGTCATGGCAGACGGCTGTTTTGCTGGGATAGCGCCTAAGTACTCAGTGCGTGATTCGTTGCGTGAAGGTGCTGCCCCTGAACAACAACAGATACAGCGTGACGAGTATCAAAAGTTGCTTGATGATATACATAACTTTAATGATGACGGTTCTAAGTATTCCAAGGCCATGCATTATTTTAATACAACAGGCGCTGCTTATTTGCATATCTATGAGAATGAGAACAATGAAATAGAATACGCCGCACTTGATAGTCGAAACACTGTTGCCATTTATGATTTCAGTATCGAGCCTAAACTGATAGCCGTTATCCGTCAACACTATGAAGGTGAAGAAAAATGGCTGGAAATAATAACCTCTGAATGGCGCAGGCAGTACAATGAGGATGCTGAGATAGTACCCTTTGAGGTATACACCGAAACAGGGCAGATGCAAGAGCTTGACGAGGTAATATTACAATGGGGTGACGTACCGGTAGTCGCTTTTGAACATCCGGACGGTATAGCTATTTATGAGCCGGTACTCGATTTGATAGACTTTGCCGAAAACGCTATGGCGAACGTCAAAAACATGACAGAGTATAACGATAATGCAAAACTGGTAGTACACGGCCACCAAACAGAGAACGCACCGCTTATCATGAACGATTATGGCCAGCCGACTGTTAACCCTATGTGGGAGCGTGAAATAGATATGCTATATCAGGCAAGAGCGCTGTTTCATCCATCCGAGGGCGATACTAAATGGCTGATTAAGAACGTTGATTACAAGGGCATTATCGACTATGTACGTGAGATTATGAATTATATTATGCTGCTATCAATCACGCCTAACTTAACCGACCAATCATTTTCCGGGAACACCTCCGGGGTTGCGCATGGCTATAAACTGTTTGCGCCTAAACAGATAGGCGCGTTTATTTATGGCATATTTAAGGCCGGGTACATGCGTAAGCTTAGAATTATCACAGAGCGCTTGAATTTGTACCATCATACTGATTTTAATTTCCGGGATGTAGATATACACTTTGTACATAATATCCCTACAGACGAGCGCCAACGCATGGACATGGGTATATCTGCGCATAGGTTCGGGCTGTTATCTCATGAAACTGCTATCGGTATAAGTGGTGCTGTTGATTACCCTGCTGAGGAAATGGCCAGAATTGCGGCTGAGCGTGAACAGGATTATAATGCTGCTATGCAGCCCGTTGATACAGACCAGCCAGATATAGCTGTTGAGCAGATATCAGAGGATGAAACAGAGGTTGTAGAGGATTCTGAATAATGGACTCAGCAAGGTATTGGCGGCAGCCTAATTCAATCCAAACACAAGTGAATAAGATTACCCGGCGTTCCCTAGCCCTGTTGCCTGAACGTATAACGGCTGCTACAGCTATTTATGCACCGACCGGGGGTTATATGCCAAGGTATAAAGTGGAACGCTTACACAGGCTTATAGACCGCTGGAAAGATAGGTATGGTTATTGGGATAGCCAAGATCTTGCCATGAAAGCGCAGTATTTCCGCAGACGTGAAAAGATAAAGGATGATGACGGGTTCGCGTTGGTATTGCTGGCCTTGTTTGTAGAAAATTTCCATGATATGGCGTTAGAGGTCCAGCCGTACTATGAACGGGTATTCAGGAATAAGTATAGATACGCCACAGGGTCTGACTATACGCTTGACACATTACCCTATAACTGGTCTGAAACGGTATTGCCTATCGGTATCAGCATGTTAGCGTTATTGTATGAGCAGGCTGCTTTCAGGGCAAGGCGGCAAGCTAAGACTATATCAGGGCTGATAGATGAGCCTGACTTTGCCGGGGGAGATGAACCGTTGGTCCGGCAAGAGCTGCAACGTACTCATAATGCTTTAATCAAACAATCATCCGGCGGTGGCTGGCATGGTATACTCGATACTATCATGGCGTTCTGTATCGGTTATGCTATGTGGGAATCCGCTAAGGTTGTTCCTTATACAAAGTTTGAGTTTAATGCTGTACTGGATGAGCGCACTACTGATTCATGCATGGGTTTAGATGGCCGTATATTCCCGAAAGAAAAGATGAAGCTGGGAATCAATACCCCGCCAATAATTAACCCACCGCATCCGTGCAGGTCATGGATTGAATGGATAAAATAAGCATTGCTCTAATGAATATTATGTGTTATACTAGAGGTGTATATCATGGATAAACAAGAAATGTCGTTGCAATCGGATGAAATAAGGGTTATAAAAGCTTTAAAGGCTGTTAAAGAGCATACCGGGTATGGTGTAATGACAGTCTTTGTTCAATTCGGTCAATGTATACGCATAGAAACAACGCATTCACAATTATTAGTGAAGCCTAAAACTAAATAACTATTATTTGAATATTAGAGGATAGAACGGGCTAGGAGATGCGGGAATGTCACCCCGCCTAATATTTACTGTAATATCGGAAAAACCGATTTTAAGGACTGGATTAATAATAATCCATGCCTTTGAATCGGTTATTTTTATAATCTTAAAGCACTTTAAGGCTAGTACTTAAAGGGCAAAAATATAAAATAAAAAGCACTTTCGGGTGGAATACCGGAAGGGCAGGAGGCTTACAATTATGGATAATGAAAATACTATTGCAAATGCAGGCGCTGGAACTATACCCTCACCTGACGCGGCGTTGATTGCTGCTCAAGATTATGCGGCTAGTCTTATAGCAGACGCAAGCGCAAGACAAGCAGAGACTCAACAGATGCAGCAACAGGTTGAACCGCAACGCCCTAACTATGCTGAGCTGTTAAAGACTGACAAAGAGTTACAGATGTTGCTTGATAAGGAACGTACTAAGGCGGCTAACACTGCACGTGAGAAAGAACGGATTCGCCAGCAGCAATTAGCACAAGCAACCTTAAGCCGTAAGGAAAAAGAAGCGCTTATGAAACCGGAAGAGCTTGCGGATATGTATAAGCGTGAAGCGGATGAGCTGCGCAGTCAAATAGCGCGTAGTGAGGAAATACGCAGCTTAACTAATGAGGTAAACGGGATTCTTGAGGAATGCAAGATACCATCCGAGATTTTTAATTCGGGTCTTGATTATTATAAGATGAGCGCTGAGGAAATCCGCGACCGGGCTATGGCCTTTGCTAAGTATGTCATTATTCCTAAAGATGAATACGAAAAAGTTAAACAGGAAGAAATTGAAGCAGGGATTAAGGCACGGTTAAAAGAGCCGACCCCTGAGAATAGGTTTGCCACTCCTAATGGCGAGAAGGGCAGGCCGCTTAAACCAACAGTAATTTTCTAAGAAAAAGGAGTGACTTTTAAATGTCCATGCCACTTATACCGTCATTAAATGTACGGGAACTAAACGCGGCTACTAATGCGCTATTAGAGCTTGCGTATGCAAGGCTTATAGAGAACTATCAACGTGCTACATTATCACAGATTATGAGGAACGCTAATCTGTCAGGTGACTTAACCTCCGGTACAGTCAGGGCCGCAAGATATACTAATTCAAGGTCACAACCGTATGGAACTGCCAGAGCCGCCGGGAACGGAGATCCATTAGTCGAAAAGCCTGTGCTTGTGCAGATTAAAGAATACCTTGAGATTGTTGAGGAGTTTGAACAGTTCGACGCAAGAACCATGCCTGCTTATTTGAACGAGGTTATCGCCGGGCGTAATACAGACCATGCTATGACAATGGCCCGTGATATGGAAGAGGATTTCTTCATGGTTGGCCGGGATGAGGGTACTCAGGTTACTTTAGCCGGCGCTAACCCATCTGAGCGCCTTGAAAGCATGGTGCTTAATCTTTCTACACTGCAAAATGAGTTTTTTAACGGTATAGACCGTAACATGATTTATGTTGTTATGAACGATGCAACGTATAGCCAATTAAGGGTACACATGAATCTTGATATTGGTAATGCAAGTGTAAATTCGGCTGCTGAGAATATCCGTATGCTTAACGGTGTATGGGTTGCGCCCACTAATTACTTACCCCCTAATGTAAGTATGATGGCTATGATACGCGGTGCTATTGCTATGCCGTCCTTGATATTACCGTATACTGTCGGACAGTTGCCATTGAGCTATGCAGATGCGCTTATGACCGCGTATGCTAAAACCGCTGCTGCTGTTATGCCTGACGCTATTTTCTGGGCGGGAAACTAGACGGCCCGTCTCAGTTGTATTTTGATGCGCCTATTAATAGTCAATCTGTTTCAAGGGTACATCAAGCTTTCTTTAATACAGGAGCTATACGACGGGCATATGTTTCTTACTAAAAAAAGGGGATAATCGTTATGAAAGTATTTGATATACGCACTGGTAATATACTGGAAAGCTATAACCCGTCGGTTATAGCTTCATGGGGAAACAATCAAGAACGGTTTAGGCAAACAACTGATAAGGACTTTGAAAAGCTTGAGCCGAAAAAAGATTCCGGTTATCTCGTTCATCCTCTTGAAAATCAAGAGCTTGAGAGTCAGAAGATAGAAGATAACTATATTATGGTTGAGCAAGAAACGATAAGCCCTCCTTTAAGCTATGAGGAACCAGAAGGTGGTGAGGTTGATGCCCCTAAGCCGAGGCGTACAAGGAATAGCACCATTCGTTAACAGTGTTCATCTGGATAAGCTAAAGGCTATTTTACGGATAACTGATAATACCTATGATGATGTTCTTAAGATATTCTTACAAATGGCTGAGCAAAGTGTGTTGAACTATATCAACCGTACATTGTTACCACCTGAATTATATCATGTGGTAATCAGGATAGCTGCTATTTCATGGTTAACAGATGATGCGCTTAGTGAAGATGCAGCTGATAGTGAGGTAGATTCTGTTACTATCGCAGGCGTAAATATTAGGTACGGGCTTAACCAAGCACAACGCGAGATACTACAGGATAAGCTTGATGATGCTATACGCAATGAAGCTGAGCTGAAACAATTCCGCTCTTTGTTTAGGATAGCACGACCGCAAATAGTTGACCCGCCAGGGAACGGTAATATTACTGGTAATATATCCCCGGCGTATTTTGAGATAAACGAATAGAGAGGTGGTTATATGAGCGGGGGTGGAACATGGCTTTCGCAAAATAGTCCTAGAGTGCAACGCCCGGGAGCATACATTAACTTCACAAGCATAGCTCGTCCTATGATATTTTTAGGTGAGCGCGGGACTAGTACAGGGCTTGTTGAAGTTCCTTGGTATCGGCCGGAAGAAGTCGTAACTGTAAACGGTATGGACTTTCTTACAGGCCGTGCATTACGCCATGTAGGGGTAACTGCATTTGATGAAGGAGATTCAGTTAAACATTTAAGCTTATTACTGTCAGCTTGTATAGAGACTAAGATAATGTCTGCTAATACAGGTGGTGCTAAAGCGGCTGTTACTATACCCGTGACAGGCGGTAGGATAGAACTAGAGGCGCAAAAGTTCGGTACATTTGGTAATGATATATTGGTATCTATCCAGTCATTGCCTGTTGCGCCCGGTGAAGATCCGCAATGGTTGTTCTCTACGCATATAGTAGGTCATGTCGGTAGCGACTTACCGCGTGTTAATCAGACGGTTAGAACGCCTCAGGAACTGCAAAATAACGATTTTATAGCTGTTAGGGTATATGACGAATCAGCCGCGGCCTCTGTACGTGCCACTGCGTCATTACTTATTAACGGCGGTTCTATAGAGGTTGAGTCTGTTAACTTTGGCGGTAATGATATTACGATAGAGATTAACCAGATTGCAATAGGACAGTACGAAGTTATAACCCGTAAATCAGGCATGATTTATGATACGCAGATAGTAGCTGCGCCTGCTGATTTAGCTAATAATCCATACGTGACATTTACTATAGTTGAAGATGTTTCCGGTACATCGCCCGATTTTACAAGTGTACCTGAGACCGGATTAAGCGGCGGCGTTGAATCTAATTTTAGCTTTGTAGAGGTTGCCGGGGTACCGCTTACTGGCGGTAATAATGGCACTGTTAATATTGCAACTAGAACACCTTCTTACTTGCGTAAGATAAAAAATCATACTTGGCAGTGCATGGGCTGGCATTGGCCGCAGGAAACGCATAAACAGCTGGTACAGCAGTTTGTACGGCGTATGCGTGACGAGAACGGGTTATACGTTCAAGTTAGCATGGCAACACAGCACGCTAACCATGAATCGGTTAATAATGTACGTCTCGAACATGGCGGTGCTACTAACCCTATTACAGGCGAACGTTTCACAATTGATGAGGTTGCGCTCATGCACGCAAGCATGACAGCTGGCGCTGATATTATAACCTCTAATACCAATACCCCATTGCCTATCCAGCTAGAATTTGATTATGAGTTTGATAACGCTGAGATTATAGACGGGCTGCTTAAAGGGCTTGTTATGTTTACCAGACGGCGTAACGGTATCATTAAGATTGAACAGGATATAAATAGTCTCCATACGTTTACACCTACTAAGAACCGTGAATTCCGTAAGAATAATATTTTGCGTAAGCTGGATGAGATTGGTACTACTATTCGCAGCACATGGGAAAACTTCTTCATGGGTAACGAGATAAACGACGAAATCGGTCGGGATTTATACAAAGCGCAGGTTGATACGTATTTCTATGAAATGCAGGGCTTACGGGCGCTTACTAACCATTCTATAGAGAACCTTACTATCAGACAGGGCAATGAGCCGGATGCTGTTGTTATGGATGTTATAGTACAGCCAACGGACGCTATGGAACGTCTGTTCTTGACAGTGCATGTTTCAACAGGTGTACTTTTCGCAAGAGACGCTGCTTAAAGAGGGGAGGTATAAAATGTTATGGAATTAAGAAGACAATATGATTACTTTGACCTCATAGATGGAACACAGGCATTAATCTATACAATCGGCGAACATGGTACACGTACCGAACGCGGCGAGATTACAGCGTTATCGTTATCGGTAACACGGTCTGTTGAGACTGTTAATAGTTTAGGCCAAGACTTTGCCGGGAAAAAGCCGGGATTGCCTGAATGTACCGCTTCTTTTACCGCTAGGGTAGGGCAGGAACAATCTCAATGGGCAAGGTTGGCATTAGGACCGCCTACCGGGCGTCAACGTCGCAGACGTGTAGAGCGCTTTGAAATAGTGGCGTTTATGCATGACCGTGAGGTTGAACACGCAGGCACCCAAAAGATTATATGTCATGGCTGCTGGGTATCGGAGATTACTGTACCGCTTGCAGAGGTTGATACACGGCAGTTGACTGTGTCAGGTACTATTCAGATGGAATGGGCTGAATTTATGGACCATTTTCAAGCGCTTGGCAGTGGTATTACTACCCCTGCACCTCAGCCTAGTGTTTTAGGCTAATATTTTAAGAAGGGAGAAACCTAATTATGACTAAAAATAATCAATGGACTATGGGCGATTTTTATAATACCCAGGTTAAGAAAATAAGCGAGCAGTTCAAGGAAATAACATTATCGCATAATGGTGTAGAAAAGCCAATGTTAATACCACGGTTAACTATCCCGGACGGTGATAAGTTGGGTAATCTAGCCCGTGAAAAGGGTTCGGCTCATGCATTCACTAAAGTGCTATTGTATAAGCTCTGTAACGTTGATACGAAAGAGCCTATTTTCAACCGTTTATCTATCCTTGATATACCCGGTATAAGCTCTGACGAGCAGTTTGTTATAGAGTATTTAGGTATTAACTTTGTTAAACAGGTCACGGACGCTGTGCAGGAATTTTCTAACATGACAGAGGATTTAAGCGGGGTTGTTGACGAACTAAAAAACGGCTAACCGCCGTTGATAGAAGCGGCAACCCTGTAGACCCTATGGCATGGTATGCGCATATCTACGCCGAGGAAAAGAATTGTGGTATCGAGGAATGGTATAAAAAGAACATAGCCGAGCAGTTGATGAATATGGCGCATTTAGAAATAATCGGTAAGCGCCGCCGTGAATCGTATAATTAATATTTTGGGATGGAGGCAAGCGCATGGCTATCATAGAAACTACTTTGACGTTACAGGATATGATGTCTAATGCACTTGCCTCTATTAAGTCTAATGTTACCAGCCTTGATACTAAAGTAACCTCTGTCGGTGATTCTATCAAGGATGCGTTTGACTATACCCCTGATATGGATATGGCTAATATTGAGATGGCGGTGAACCAATCTGCAACATTAAGCGAAAACATGCAGGAGGTTAACGCCGGGATTGAAGAAGCTAGTATCAATATGGAGGCATTGGACTTAAGCCAAACAATAGAAGATACAGACGATATTAATACTAATTTACAGCAGATGCAGCCGGAAATAGAGAACGCAAGCGAGGAATTTGAGCGCTGGAACAGGCGGTTTGATGAAGCTGTTGGTAATACAGAAGATATAAATAATAACTTACAACGCACCCCGCCTATTATACGAAGTGCAGGCGAGGGTTTCTCACGATGGGGAGCTGCTGTTATAGTAGCTAATCAGGCGCTTGAAACAACCCGTACTATAGTAGGTGCTATTAATAGGCTGGTTCGTGATACTATTGATGAGTCACGTCAAAACTTGGCTGTTAATCTACGCTTACAACGTGTATTAATTAATCAATCCGGTGATATAAATATAGCCCGTCAAGAATATGAAATGCTGGTAAGTGCTGCTAGAGCCTTTACTTTAGAGACCGGTGTATCAGAGACAGCGTTAAGAGCTGCTACAGCCGAGATAGTAAGGTATACAGGCAATGCTAATATGGCCGTTGATATGATGGAAATTATGGCTGATACGGTGTTAGGTATGTCAGAGGATTTGACAGTATCGGCTAGTGAGATGCAAAATTTAGGTGTGCAAATAGGCCGTGCTATGAGTACGGGTAATTTGCGGCTATTAACACGCTTGCCTATATACTTTGGTGAAGCACATCAAGATGCGTTTAAGCTTGCGGACGAAATGGAACGGATGAATATTATAGCCTCTGCATTAGGTGTGAGCTATGGCGGGTTAACCCGTGTACTAGCTCAAACGCCTATTATGCCTATTGAGCTGCTAAACAACGAGATGTCTAATTTACGGGCTGCAACAGGCGATACTGCGTTAATATTCCGTGGAGTGTTTGCTGATACTATATTACGGTTTATGCCTTATATTGAAGCACGAATAGAACGGCTTACTAATTTCTTTAAGGATAACTTTACCGAGGCGGTAAGTGTTGTAGGTATAGCTGTTGCCGGGCTTGGTGTTGCACTTGGTATACTAGCGGCTAAAAAGCTTATAGTTTTCGCAAAGCCGTTAATCATAATAGGCTCTATTATAGCCGCTGTACAATTGCTTGGTATACGCTTTCAAACCCTATTGGCTATTGTAGTCGGTGTATTTGAAGGTATATGGAATGTAGGTAAATGGGCGGGCGAGCAGTTAGTTAGTTTCTTTCGCTCGGTAATTGGAACAATAACAGGCTTCTTTGATACATTCTTTGATTATGTTGGTGAAGGGTTTAAACAAAACGACGAATTAATAAAAGATATATTCGCTAATTTACTTGATTTTATGATAGAAATAGTTAATTTTATGGTTATGCCGTTTAGGGAATTTGCCAACTTTTTAGGTAATGTATTTGTTAGCCCGGTTGGTGCTGTAATCCGTTTATTTGAAAACATGGGCAATCAAGTATTTAGAATAGTTGAACCGATTGTTAACCTGCTGAATATGCTGCCGGGAGTAAATATTGACTTTGACGCTATACGTCAAGGCTTCCATAGTATGGCAGCACAAGCATATGAGCGCTTTGCGCCTGATTTTGAGGCGCGTGATATATGGCGGCCGTTGGAAGCTACCGGCCGTGATATAGTCGATAGGTTTACAACAGGCTTCACAAGCGGTATGGATAGGGCTAATAACCTTGTTGACTCCATGGGCGATGTTATGGAGCGGTTCAGGGACTTTAGCAGCAGTGACTGGCCTAATGTTCAAATAGACCCTGCTACCGGTGCGTTAAAGGTAGCACAGCAAGGGCCGATTGAGATACGCGGCGAAAACTTGCGTATGTTGGTTAATATTGCTGCCCGCCGTTATGCTGTACAGTATCGTGAGCGTGAAGTACATTTCCATAACTCTATAGCTAACCCACAGATTAATAATATTAATGATTATGAGACTATCGTGGATAGGCTTGTACGTGACGCTCTGGGCGCGTATAGGGCGAGCGCGGCTATTCCATAGAATATTTAAGGCGGTGGTATAACATGGCTCTAATAGGCGCTATTGGTTCAATTACAGCGGCTGCTGTGTTTGCTGCCCAACGAAATGCACAAATTCCGACAGCGGCGCAGACTGAAAGCCCTAGTAATGCATGGGTGGAAATTACAATTGAATATAAAGGCAATCAAATGATATTCCCTACCAATCCCGAGGAAATAGATATTAGGCGTAATACTAATAACTTTACGTATGATGTATTGAAGTTAGGGGAAATTATATTGCCTAATACGCCCTTGCTTGAGCGGATAAGCTTTACTTCTTTGTTTTGGGCTGAAAGAGCGCCTAAAGAATCAGGTGAATACGTTGAATGGCTTAATGAATGGCGTGAGGAGAAATACCCCGCGCGGTTGGTCATAACGAACTATGACACGGAAGGAACATACCACGGGCTTAATATGCTTGTGTTATGTGATAGCTTTGATACAAACGAGGGCCGGGCAGGCGCCGAGGATGATGTATATTACAGCCTTAGCTTAACTCAATTCCGTGAGGATTTAGGCAGTGAGGAAATAGAAATAGAGGTTGACCCGAACACAGGGGATGAATACTATACCGCCCCGCCGCCTATAAGGGTTGATGAATCCCCGCCGCCGTCACAGGTGTACACAGTAGTGAGTGGCGATAGCCTTTGGGCGATTACAAGGCGGTTTAACAGGCCGGGTACTGATTGGACTGAATTATACGCTATACCGGAAAACAGGACAATAATAGGAAATAACCCGGATAGAATCTTCCCCGGCCAACAGTTAATTATACCGGAGTCGTGGTTATAATATGGATAAACTAGCATACTCAAAATATGAATGGTTGTGTATACTGCAAAACGTTAACACAGGCGGGCAATATGATATCTCCAAGATGATACATGAGGCAATTTATACTACTGAATGGATGACCGGGCAGGCTGGGAAGATGGAACTGGCACTTGTTGTAACACCTCAGCAGAAAGAACTATTCTTTCTGATTAAAGCAAGGGTAGGAATGGACGAAAAGCATGGGCATATTATAAACTTTTCTATCAATGGTGAAGGGGTATTTCATGGATATATTACTAACGTTGGTATTGATGATAGTTATATTGTACGAGTTATAGCACGAGACCAAATTTTTTATTTAAAGTCGCCTGATATTTTGTACACAGAAAACATGACAGCGAGCGAAATTTTCACTGACATTTGTAACCGGAAACGCAATATTATACATGCTGTCAATGTACCGTCAAACGCTGTTTTAGAGCCGTATAACTATGGTATTAACTATACCCTATGGGGTGTGATAGAACACGCTATACAGCTTACAAACATCATAGAGGTGGACTTTGGCAGGCACTACTTAATCCGGGATGAGTTTGGTTCTTTGGTATTTACTGAAATGGGTGAGCTTCATAGTGGTATACGGTTTGGCGATAAGGAATATGTAACTAATTTCTTGTATGAATCAAACATAGTAGATGATACTTTCAACTATGTAAAAGCGTTCCGGGCCAATAAAGAGATAGGCATGTTTGATACATGGGTTGCAAAGGATACTGACACGATTAACCGTTGGGGGCAGTTAGGCCATACATTTGAGGTTGAAAAAGGTTTGACCGATGCTGAAATTATGGCTATGACTGAACAGCGGTTACAGTTCTTTAATGTGCCGAATGAGACCATATCAATAACCGCTGTCGGAAAAGTTGGTATATATGCCGGGAATGGTATAGGGCTTAATATCGGAAAGATAGAACTTGCCGGAAACTTTTGGGCTACTCATGCAAAGCATACTTTCAGGAACAACTATCATTTGATGGAGCTTGAAACGTTTTATTTTGGAGGTGCCATAGAATAATGTATAGTGCTGCTGATATGGTGAATTTAATGCGTAAATGTACTGAAAACACTATAGGCGATAGTAAAACCTCTAATATTGTTTATGGCACTGTAACTGAAATAAACCCGTTGCGTGTACAGCTGGAGGGCATAGAAAAACCCTATCATGAAAGCTTTTTTATACTATCACCGTTTGTAAAAGTGCGTGAAGAACGGCTTAGAATACGTTCTGTCAAAGGTGTATTAGGGGCAGGAGGTGACTCTGTTAATGTCAGGGCTATGTCTGATTTAATAGCAAGCTCATTAGCGGCTAATAGTATAAATCATGGGTTGAGCGCTAATAGTATAAATAAAAGCTTTGGCGCAAGCAGTTTAAATAAAAGCATAAGCGGTAATACGATTGATACAAATGTAGGTGCAGCAGAAGGTGTATGGAGCGCCGGGGGTAGTGATGAGGTTATATCGGGCAGCGGGGAGGGTTATTCAAGGATAGAGTCGCTTGATTCTGCTTCGATATCGTTTAACGTTGATGATGCGTCCGGTCAAAAGTCTTTACAGGACGCAAGCTTAAGTACTAATATACAAAACTCCTCACAAGGAATGACTATACAGGACGCAAGCTTTGATTTGTCAATTAACCATAATGGAACGGTTAATATAGATATTAATGAGCAACCGTTTGAGGACGAAACGCATAGAGACCATCATAGGCATACTGATATGACTACGAACGAAGAAATTTTCGGTATGAAAGAAACAGAAATAACATGGACTGATACAGATGAGATGAACACTGCTTTTTATGACCAAACTTTTGTTATTGATGTAATTTCCGGGCGAGGGTTAAAGGTCGGTGATAAAGTATGGTGTACCAGCCATAATAATAACCAACGGTTTGTTATTTGGGAAGTTCTTAATAGATTAGTTTAGAGGTGTTATAAATGGTACCGCAACATAATAATCCATTGACTACTGTACCGAAATTGCGGGTATATCCTACCCGTACGTATAAGCATAGAGATACCCCCCGATTAAGCGAGCGGCAGCCCTATGAAAGCCGGATAACTACGCATATAGATGGCCTTGAGGCGATGGAGCAGGCTGTAAGGCATATACTAGCTACACAGCGCCGTGTATCACGGTATGAGCGCGGTGTATTAGTACATCATGGGTATGTTATATACCCTACATGGTACGGTACAGATTTCGCTCGGTATCATGATAGAGACTTTGGCTATTTCCGGGCTACTATAAAGCAAGAGCTTACTGACTCACTTACTACTGACGATAGAATAACGGGCGTTACTATAAACAGGATTCAAAAGCTAGATATTGACGCAGCGCTCGTTGATTTCACTGTGCATACTAATATTGGTAATATAGGAATGAGAGTAGAGGTATCATTAACGGCTTAAACAATAGGCGGTGTATTGAATGGCTACGATTGAACAAATTGAAAATAATGTATTAGCTGAGATAGATACTCTTAGCAACCCAAGGTTGCGTAACCAGCTTATTAAAACCTTGCTTTGGCGGTTGCATAGTTTAGCACCTAACCGTCAAGAATTTGACGAGATATTAAGGCGTATGCTTAACCGTGTTGATGATACTCTTGATAAGCGTGTCGGAGCCATAATCTACGATACTTTAGCGCCCGCCTCTGCTGAAATGAATAATATAGATGCTGTAATACGTATTAACCGTGACCAATCTATGCTATTAAGGGCAACGGGTGATTCTCTTGACCGAAAATGGGGGGACGATAATTCGTTGCCGCGCCAAGAAGCTACACAAGCCATTAGAATAGCATTGACATATAACCAGCAAGATGAGTTGATGGATTTCCCTTTA